AGCTCAGTCATGTCCTGTCGAGCTTCAGTGATGAGCAGCTCACCGTTCTGCGTGATGGTGCCGGCAGCACCTGGCGTGCCAGAGCTGAAGCGACTACGAATCATGCCGAGCTGATACTTGGCTTCAGCCAAGGCCCAGTTCTGAATGAACTGCTTGCTCCAACGGTCGACCAGAATCTCCTGCTCCGTCCGCTCCATCAGACACTCGACGATGACCTTCTCGTCGCGATAGATCTTGCGCGTGACGAACAGCTCACGACTCGGCTCATCCCAAAGGAAGGTAAGGTCACCAGCGAACAGCCGCTGAAACTCTTCCGACATCATCGACAGCATGTTGAGCGACAGAATGTCGACAGACACGGCGCTGTAGTATGACGTCAGAATGCCAGATGTCCAGACGGCGTCGTTACCATTCGCCGTTTCGATACCGAGAATGTTCAGTCGGTGAATCTTGGCGACATCCACGATCTTGTCGGTCTGATCGACTTGACTGTTCAGATAGTACGTTTGCTGCCCATTGTACAGCTTGAACATCACGTACTTCATGCGATAGGCACCGTCGCACCACATGCGGAAGTTGTCGAGCGCGTTGTCGATGGCGATGTTGAACTGCTCCTCCTCGAGCTCGACGCACGACTGCGGCCAGCCGAGCTGCGACTTCAGCACCTTGATGAGGCGCATGCGCTCATTGTAGGAGCCATCGTTACCAACCGTCAGCTTGTCGCTGATTGGTGAGCCGATCTGATCAGTGTTGGCGCGACGCCACTCAGTGCCAGTCCAAGCGCTCAGCTCCTTGGTCGTGGTGTTGTAGAACAGCAGGCCAACGTACGGCGTTGGCAGCATCGTGAACTCGATGCCAAGTGGATTGACGAAGGCTGGAATGAGACCAGTCCCAGTGTCGAACAGAGAGTTGCTCGGACCTGGGTAAACCCACTGAGCGCCATCCCAGTACTGACCACGCTGTGACGTGTAGTTCCAGATAAGGTCGCCGATGGTTGGTGCTTCTGGCAGCTTTGTGTAGGCTGAGTAGCCATGAATCGGAGTCCAAGTCGCGCCAGTGCGAAACTGAAGGTTCGTCTCATTGGCGAAGACCCACTTGACGCCGTCGAAGATGCGCGGCGGACCAGCGTTCAGCAGGTAGGTGTAGCCAATTGCACCAGGGAAGTTGTCGCCAGTAAGAATGGTGTCAGCACGCGTTGGGACCCAAGTCGTGCCGGTCCAGTACTGAAAGAGATTGAGCTGCTGGTCGTGATAGACGAAGCCCTCGGTCGGTGAGACTGGCGCCTCTGGTAGAGATGGAATGTTGCCAGCGAAGCCCTCGACGCCCTTCTCAACGCGTGAGCCTTCGATTGGGTACGACTGAATGCCGACTGGGTAGTACTGAAGAACGTTCGACACGCCGTGGACTGACGCGTAGTAGATTTTCGTTGCATCAGTGTTGGTGACCACGATGTCAAACGACACCTTGCCAGTCGCTGCATCAAGGGTACCTGTCGGCATCGGGCTACCGAGAACGCCGGAGTAGGAGCCAACGACGTGCGCGCCGTCAACACCGACGATGCGGTCGGCTGGAATGAGCTCGTCGACCGACGGGGTGTACTGTCGACCGTCGGTCGGATAGTTCGCAGCAGCAATAGGGCTCGTAGAGAGCAGCACCACCGCGCCGTCGACGACCGTTAGACTAGCCGGTCGAGTGACGGTGATTGTGATGGAGGTTGGCGCCGAGCGAGAGATGCTGAGCGAGAACTCGCGTGACTCAACCCAAAGGTCATGGGTTGTCTTTGCGGTAATGTCTGCCATGGGAATCCTAAATAGCTGGTGTTCACTATTTATGGGATTCCTGGCTATGCGCTACGTGCTTCACGCCTTTCGACCGTCGGAGACAATCGACGCGGTGCTTCGGCTGAAGGGGCGTCACAACCTCACGCACGCTGAGCTGACGCATCTGCGCCACGCCTTCAACGAGCTGAACTACTCGGCGCTCCCGCGCCCTGGAATGATGTTCAAGATTCCAGCGCCGTTCGAGGTCGTCGACGACTACGGGAATCTGGTTGACACTACACCAGCTTCGCTCGTTTCGCTCGCAGATAAATGATCATGCCGACCCACAGCGTGTTGGCGAACATAATGAACAGCCCAGCGTAGAAGCTGAGCATCTGCCCGAGGTGCGGGTAGTAGAAAATGTTCCAACAGCCCCAAAGCAGAAAGAACGCTGTGGAGAGCAGTGAGACGCCGTACGCCTCTTTCGAGGCCCACAGCGTTCGGCAGTGGTTCAGCAGAAAGAAGCCGCCAGACAGCTCGAAGACTGCATTGATGGTGTCAGGCGACAGGTTCACTCTTCGTCTCCAGCGGCTTCGTGCGATACTCCTGCGCGATGCTGCCGACTTGCTTCACGCGCAGCGAAGCGATGTGTGCATCGCAGTTGTAGCCGAGGTGAGCGTTGGCCATCGACAGCAGCTCTGTGGTGGCTTCGTGTTCACACGGCGGAACGCATGGGGCAGTGCACTTCACGATAGAACCCTTCGAACGATCTTGGCAATGTTGTAGGCGTCATCAGCGCCGTTGTGATGCCGACCTTCCAGCTTCTCGCCGTAGAAGTTCAGCGCTCGCGCCATGCCCAGCTCTCGGTCGAGACCTTCCTTGAGGGCCATCAACGTCTTGATGTTGTAGTGCGCTCGCATGAACGAGAATGGGTTGTTCTCGCGCTCGATGTTGTAGAGCTTGAAGAGACCACCCTCTTGATCACGGTCCGAGCTGAGCTTGACACGGTCGTACTCGCCGAAGCTCGTCCAGACGTGGTGCTTGGTAATGCCGTAGGCCTTCTGAATCTCGAGCAGCACGGCGTCGATCGGCGGCGCCTTCTCGACCTCGGCCTGCGTCCAGCCAGTCAGCTTCTCACAGAACGGCGAGACGCTCGTGAACTGCGGCCGCACGGGGAACGACTGCTTGTTGACGATCTCACGCGACTTGACGCGCAGCTCGCAGACGCCGATCTCGATGACCTCCATCGGCTTGTTGCCCTGCTCGTCAGGCGTTTCCCAGCAGGTCGACTCGATGTCGACGACGAGGATTCGTGTTAGGTTAGCGCCCATGATTAGCCGTTCAGTGCTGGGTCGCCGTCAAGCTCGGCTTGTGCACGAGCAAAACGTGCAGCGGCTTCGACGGTGAGATACTCGGTGAGCGTGTTGTGCTCGATGGTGAACGTGAGCCGCTCGGCCTCGAGCTGGTTCATCACGGCGGCGTGCTGTCGCACCATGCCTTGACTGGATTGATAGCGCGGCGTGTGCTCGTTGAACTCGCGGATCATGCGGTCAAGCAGAAAGAGGCGAGCGCGAAGCCACTCAGCGCGTTCGTTCGAAAGTGGATGCATCGAAGTCCTTTGTACGGGCCGCAAACCAGGCTGGGGCTGAACGGTTGGTCCAGCGTGCCATCGTAGCTTTCGAGCCCACGTAGTAATTTTGGTAAGCCACAACAGCATCGGCGTCCTTGTATTCGTCCGGCATTGCCAGCGCGAATGGTGTGCGGTCAGCGCTGAATGGAATGTTGGTAGGCGGCATTGCGAGGAACGGCGCCAGCCGAGCCGTCGCGTGAACCTTGCCGTAGCGGTGCGTGTACTCGTCGAGGCAAGCGCTGAACAGACGGAAGAGCCAGCGATAGTTGGCGAGATTGGTGCGAGCCCAGACAGCGCTTGGGTGATTGACGTGCGTGGCGTTGTAGCACTTGGGGTCGTGAATTTCGCCAGTCGCGTAGTCGGCGGTCTCGCTCGATAGGAGCAGCACGCGCTTGAGCTTGGTCTTGCCGTTGCGCGTGATGTTCACGGTGGTCAGCTTGCCGTCGAGCACCCGATGAGCGGTTGACAGGAGCTGCGCGTACTCGAGGATCATCTTGACAACGTGCTTGTCGAGGTGAAGCTGAGCGGCGCGCGCTGGGTCATCATGTAGGACGAAGATGTTCATGCTAGCATTCTATCACAAATTTTCGTCCACGCGCTCGTTACGACTGTAAAGCCTTACGCCTCGTACAACCGTGGCAAAATGCCGACGTTGTCTGCGTGCGTCGGACCAACCCAGCCTGGTGGCTTGATGAGGTCAGGCAGACCGAGCGGGTTCGGACGACCAGGCTTGATGCCGACCTCCTTCGACATGTTGGCGACGTGGACACGATCCCAAGCCTCGTAGGCGTCGACCTGAAAGAGGTCGAGGGTGCCGATGGCGACGACGCACAGGTCGATCATCGCGTCGACGACGTCCTCAGCAGCGGTGTTGCCGGCCTTCAGAACATCGTCCTTGCTGCTGAGGTTGTTCGGCAGAAGGGCGAGCACATCGTAGGCGAGGCGAGCTTCGTTCAGCTCCTCTTGCAGAAAGTCGAGGCGGAACTTCAGAAAGGTCAGCAGCTGAAGGCGGCCGAGCTTGTCGACGGCTTCGTTGACGCCGAACTGAGCGTGCATCTCGGCGTTGTCGAAGACCCAGTCACCACCGCCGTAGAGGGCGATGTCGGTGTCGTCTTGTGAACCGCAGTCGGTTCCAGCGCAGTCTGGGCAGTTATCGGTGTGACAGGACATGTAGTCTCCTGAGTTGATGGTTGTTCATTGTATCAAAGCTGGCTGATGACGCGACCGACGTTTGAGTTCAGCCGTAGTAGCAGTGCATCACCGTGTGCTCGTCGACCTTCAGTCCGCACACCGTGCAGTGGACCTGATAGACCGTCGAAGCCTTGTCGTAGTAGGAACCTGAGTAGTAGCTCGAGGTTTCCTTCGTCGTCTCGTGCGGACAGATGGCACGAATCTTGTCGAGCACTGCTGACTGGCGCTTGCGAATGCCAGCGGCGCGCAGCTCAACAACCGTTGCCTCTGCGCGAATGGCTGCTTGCTCGTCGAGAAGGTCGCGAAGTGGATCGCTCATAGCTTGCTTTCAATCAGGCGAACGAGGTCGCCGACTGTTTGAATCTTGCCGGCTTCTTCATCGAGAATCTCGATTTCGAAACACTCTTCGGCATCCATCACCATAGAGATTGAATCAAGACTATCGAAGCCTAGGTCAAGGAAAATGTTCGCGTCGTCGCTGAGGCTCGTTAGCTCCCAATCGCCAAGCTTGGCGAGGAGCTCTTCTACTCGTTGTTTGACGCTCATGTCAGCACGCTCTTGACATAGTCAACCGTGTCCTGCAGCGTGACCCAGCTCATGGCAGCGTCATCGTCGATCTCGAGGTCAAAGGCGTCCTCGACCTCCATCACGAAGTCAACCATGTCGAGGCTGTCGAAGCACATGGTGGCGAAGCTGTCCTGCAGCGACGGGTCGCCAAGGAAGTGTGAGACCGTTTCGGCACACTCCAGAATTATTGATTCGATGTCAACGCGCATGAACTCTCCTTTAACTAGAAGTTCCTATTGTATTCTGTCGGCGGTGCCGCGCGACCTAAGGTCAGGTTCTGGCACCGGCAGTTTTCGCCTGTCCGATTAGATAAATAGAACGTTTGGAACTTTAGGAAACCCTATGACAACACCCTACACATACTTGATTGGCTGGCCCGAACACAACACGTGGTACTACGGGGTTCGCTGGCGCCCGAACTGCGACCCATCAGACCTTTGGACAAAGTACTTCACATCATCTAAGTATGTCAAGTTGTTCAGACAAGAACACGGTGAGCCATCTGTCATTCAGATACGCCAGACATTTGTAGAGCCAGCGAAGGCGCGTGATTGGGAACACAAAGTCCTGAAGCGAATGAAGGCGGATGTCAACCCGCTGTTTCTGAACAAGACCATTGACAATGTGCCAACTATGCAGGGGCGCAAACACAGTGAAGAGACGAAGTTGCGTATGAGCGCTTCTCAGAAGGGGAAGCCAAAGAAGCCTGAATCAATTGCGAGGCAAGTCAAGACGATGACAGGCAGAAAACTCAGCGAGGCGCAGTGCAAGGCTATTTCAGAAGGGCACAAAGGCATCCCTAAGTCTGATGAATGTAAGGCGAAACTTGTCGCCATCAGATCTGGGACCTTCTGGTGGACCAACGGTGTAATCACCAAGGCGGGGCGCGAGTGTCCAGGCGAAGGTTGGTACCGTGGGCGTCAGTATAAACAAAAAGGGCTCCCGAAGGAGCCCTCTTGAGGTAGTGCGACTTGCGTCGCACCGTGCGCTTGATCTCAGGAAAAACTGACGTTCTTGACCAAAATTCTGGCGTAGTAATCTGCTGAGTTCCCGAGCGACGTGTTCGTGTTCAGGAACGTGCACTTGCCGTAGCGCGTCATGAGCGAGACGGCTGGGCTGAACGTGTTGGCGTCCATGACCACACCAGTGCTCATCAGCGGGATGTACGGGCAGTAGAAGTAGCCAGTGTCAAGTTCGGACGAACCGCCCTTGAAGCCGAGCAGAACTTCTTCACCGACGGTACCCATGGCGTTGACCATGCCGGTTGGCGAGCCAGTCGACGACATCTGCCAGGCGTCTTGGAGACCCCAGTTGTATGCGTAGACCTTGATCGAGCCATTCAGCGTGCCGACCAGCTTGTTGCCGATCGGGTCAGCGAACGAGCCTTGAACGGCCGGGGCGAACACCGACTTGGCAGCGGACTGCAGCATCGAAGTGATCAGGTGACCACCGACGAGCCAGTTTGCTGGGCCACGACGGGTCTTGACACCGATCTCGTTCGCCATCTTGTTGATGAGGATGCCGAGGTGGGCGTAGCGGTCGCCGAGGTAGTTGGCGGTGATGCCAGCCGGGATTGCAGCGAAGTCGAACGTAGCGACGGTCGAAGCGAGACCCATCAGGTCGGTCAGGATTTCGTTGTCGATTTCATGAGCGATCTGGGTGGACAGAGCAGCGGTCAGCTCGGACTCGAGGTCCATGCCGTGCTGGCTGTTCAGGTCTTGAGCAGCTTCCATGGTCCAGCGAGCTTGCAGCTTGCGTGAACCGGCCGTGATCGTCTGCTTCAGAACAGCGAGGCGCAGCGAGCGACCGCCGAAGCCTTCCATACCGGCCGACGTGTTGTCCATCGGATTGAACGTGCCGGTCGTGTTGGTGATCGAAGCGTCAGGACGGGTGTCAACGTTCGGGACTGGGTGACCGTCAGAGGTCGTGGTGCCGACTGGCGGGTAGCCAGTGGTGCCGCCGACTTGCGTCGAGTAGAAGCGCTTGAACTTCGAGACGTTGTTGCTGTAGATTTCGTCGCCAGCAGTGATGTCAGTACCGGTCGTCGGAGTCGTCGCGTCTTCACCGTAGGCGAAGCGCAGCGAGTACACCAGGCCGACTGGGCCAGCCATTGGCTGTTGACCAACCAGGTCCGAAGAGATCGTACCTGGGAGGATACGTCGGATCATCGGAATGGTGATCTTCTGGAAGTTGCTGATGGCGCCGGTGGCGACAGCTTGTGGGCCTGCTGTTTCGATCAGATAGTTCTTCTGATTTTCGAGCAGGGTGTCCATGACGGACTTCTTGGAACCTTGAAGGCCTTCGAGCAGCGCCTCTTTGGTTTCTTGCCAGTTTTCAATCAATTGCATGAGATTTTCTCCTTTGGTTTGGCAGGATTAACGAATACCCGCGAGGCGACGCAGATTGTCCAGGTTGGAACCCTTGGATCCTTGTGCGGATTCCACGATCGTCTTGGCTGGCTCGCCAGTGACGACAGTAGTCTTTGCGGTGCCAGTAGCACCTTCAGTCAGCGGCTTGGCGGTTGACGTTTCGTCTTCCTTCAGCACACGACCGATGAAATACTTGTACGACTCTTCAAGGCGGCTGGTGTCAACGTTCTTGAGAATCATCGCCATCTGCTCGCGCTTCTTGCCAGACAGCGGAGAGAGGATCTCTTCCATCTTGGCTTCGCGGACCATGCGATTGATCTTGGCTTCGCGCTCGACGAGGGTGGACTCGACATCGGCCAGCTTGGCTTCAGCGATGGCCAGCTTCGACTGAACGGCATCTTCGTCCACGTAGGACTCACCGTAGGTCTTGGCGAACGCTTCGAAGATCTTGCGACCGAACTCGTTCTGCTTGACCACGTCGAGGTCTTCCTTCAGCTCTTCCAGCTCAGCGCTCAGGCGCATCTCGAAGAAGGCGTCGATCTTGTCGACGAGAGCATCGAGCTCTTCAGCGACTTGCTCAGCGAGGGCGTGCTTCTCTTCGACCAGCTTCTCGGCCAGTTCGGCTTCGAGGTCGCGGAAGCGGCTGATGTCGCCGTGCAGTTCCTTGAGCTCGTTGACCAGCGCTTCAGAGACGAAGGTGTCGACCTTGGCGATGAGTTCATCACGCTCTTGGGTCCACTGTTCTGCGAGCTCGAGACGGACCTGGCCGGAAACTTCCTCACGCACTTGCGTCTTGTAAGCTTCGACAGATGCCGTCCACTGCTCGGAGATTTCAGCCTTCGTGTCTTCGCTGAGCAGCTCAGACTGAAGCAACTTATTCAGGATTTCATCCATTGGTTTCTCCTTGTGTTACGGGAACGCAGGCTGTCGACTTGACAAGTCCTACTCTTTTGATTTCGCGAAGTTCAAGGTCTTTGGACCCGAACCTTAAGCGCACATCCTATTTAGCGAGGTTGCAGAAAAATGCGGCGGAAATCTCGCTGATTTTCCGCCGCCTGACATAAGCCTGTGAGGCTTTTAGTCGTCGGTGGCATCGGCGTCGACGACGTCCTCAAGCTCTTCGACGTCCGAGTAGTCGGTCGGTGCTTGAGTCTGAAGACCTGCGACCTCGCGAGTCTTCGCGACGAAGTAGTCGTGAATCTGAACGGCGGCGTCCTCTTCACGATTGTTGATGATGCTTTGCAGCATGGACTTGAGTGTTTCGGCGTGCTCTGACATAGGTGCTCTCCTGTTGAGTGTTGGCAACCTTATTTATGGTTCAAGGGATGCCAACTTTTCACAGGTTCGTCTCACTTTGCTGAGCAGCTCTTCACACCAGCGTCGAACGCCTTCTTGATGGCGCTGCAGGCCTTCTTCCAGTCCTTGCCCTCGAGGGTTTCTTCGAGGCCAGTGTCATCGCAGATCTGCTGAATGATCTCAGCCTTGGTCGGCGGTGCGTCGCTGGCTGGAGCAGCCTTGTCGCCCTTTGGTGCCTTCTTGGCGACGGGTGCGTCATCAGCATCGCCGTCCATGTCTGGCACGTCCATCGGTGGCTTCTTGGCTTCAGTGAGAATGCCAGCGAGGTGGAGGAGGCGGGATTGGTTCATGATGATTCCTAGTTAGGATTATTTGAGTTCTTTGCGAACGCTGGCCTTTTCAGACTTCATCACGCTGCGAACGACGAAGTCAACGGCGTGTGGCAGGTCGCCCCACTCGTCTTCAAACTGTACGAGCACGTCGGAGCCGTTGTCTGGATTGCCGATGCGGTCCTTCAGCGTGTTCAGAAAGTACTCGCGCACGGCTGCGGCGAACTTCTTTTCTGTGTCGTTGAGCGATGAGGCCTTGGCTTCCGTGAGTGGAACGCCAGCGAGGTGGAGGAGACGTGAGTGTTCCATGGCTTACTTGTTCAGCTTGAGGGCTTCGAGGAACGTCTTGATTTCCTTGGCGAAGTGCTTCTGCGCCTTCGGATCGTGGACCATGGCTTCGGCGAGGGTCATCACCTTCTTCGAACCCATCGCTTCGTGAACGACGTTCGGGTAGGCGCCTGGTGCCGATGGCTGATAGACGATGTCGACGGTGACGAACGAGAAGTCAGAGACGTTGCCGCCTTCGTTCACGTTGCCGGTGCCGCGTGACGACACGCCGAGACGAACGCCACCTTCGATCAGACCCTTGGCGATGTTGCCAGACGGTGTGTTGAGGAGCTTCATCTTGCCGATGGCGTCATTGCCAGACATGCTGGCTTCGACGATGGCGTGCGAGACGTTGGCGAGATTGATCGACAGCACGTCTGGGTGATTGAGCTCACCGCAGATGTAGTTGCCCTCGCTGATGCGAGTTTTTGCCGTCTCAACGGCCTTCGAGATCTCTTCGAGCGGGTAGCAACGGCCGTTGCCGTTCTTCAGCGCAGCCTGCATCATGATGCCAGACAGGTAGAGGTCGTTGCCGCGGCGCATTTCGGTAAGCTTCGACTGCGCTGGTGCAAGGTGTTCTGATAGAATTTTCATGATGAAGCCTTTCGAATGTGATGAACCTATTTACTTAAACCGCTGGTTCTGCGGCCGGTTCCGCGCCGCCTGCTGGGGCTGGAGCTTCAGGAGCCAATGGTTCTTCAGCACCTAGATCGCCGCCTGCCATTGGGTCAGGCATGAAGCCGCCTGGCTCCATGCCAATGTCCTCCTCGCCGCCCAGACCACCAGCGATTTCACCCTCACCAGCATCAACGGTCCGGCTCTCACGGTTCTCGTAGACCGTTGGGTCATAGATCTGCTGAATGGACGGAATGTCTGATGCTTCGGTGATGCCACGCTCTTCCTTGATCATGACCTCGTTCATCTGAATCTCGTCGTCGTTAAGACCAAGGTAGCGCTTGAGAATGAAGCGACGCGACAGATACTTCGTCGCTTCGATGTTGTTGAACGAGCCAATCAGGTCGGCGTCGAGCGCAGCCTGACGATACAGCGCAAAGTTAGATGGATCAGGCAGCTTGAGCTTGAAGATCTCCTCGTCGATCTTCAGACCGACGACCTTCAGATAGGTCTTAAACTCGCTGTCAAAGTGCTCCTCAAGACGATCCTGAAGACGCATGACGAAGTTGGCGAAGCGCATTTCTTCGATGTACGCGATGCCGACCTTGCCGTCGTTGTACTGAGCGCCCTGCCCGTCGCCGCCTGACATGTAGGAGGTTGGAATGCGCAGACCACGGAAAACCTTGTCCTGAAAGTACTTGAGCAGGTTCGTGCCGAAGTCTTCGGTGCCGCCTGGCAGAGTTTCAACGCGTGAGCTACGACCAGCAGCGTTGACAGGGAAGAACATGTCCTCCTGAATCGACATCGGGTCGTAGGCACCGTCAACGGTGTCCTTGCCGCCTTGATTCGAGGTTGGCGAGCGCTTCTGACGAATCTCGTTCTTGATCTGCTCGAGGTACAGCTTGACGCGCTGTGGTGGCATGTTGCCGGTGTCGACGTAGAAGACGCGGCGCTCTGGAGCGCGAACGATACGGTAGATGATGACGGCGTCCTCGATCATCGCCAGCTGACGATAGACACGAAAGACTGGACGAAGGACCGACTGACCGAACGGAGCGGAGTCGCCCATGTCGTCGCACATCGTGAAGTGAATCATGGCGTCAGCCGGAATCACGTCGAGCTGCTCCTGACGAGGAGCGAATGGGCTGCCCATGCCGGCGTGCGGACGCTTTACGTGATAGGCAATCTTGTCGCCGAACTCGTTGACCTCGATACCGTAGACGAGCGACGGGTCGATGTACTTCCATTTCTTCGTGTCAGACATCTTCTGAAAGAAGCAGTCGCCGTACTTGATCATCGTTCGACCAATCGTGTAGATGCGACGCTTCAAATCCTGCAGCTCTGACCACTGACGAACTGCCTGACGGAGCGTGACTGCCGTAGAGTCGGAGACATCTTGATTGTCCTCCTTCTCGTAGCTGATCTCGAAGGGCAGGTCGGTCTTGTCGTTCTTGCCTGACATTTCCTCGGCGATGATGTCGAGGCTGCGGCAGATGTCAATGTCGCCGTCCATCGCGTCGTACTGCTTGTACATCTGCGAGCGCGATCCAGGACCACGCAGAACCTGTGAGTACCACTGCACGGACGAGAGCGACGAGACGTCAGTCGTTCTCGGGTCGTACGCGTCGGTGGCGAGCGTCGTGTACATCTGCTTGCGCGATGCCGGAGTGATGATTCGCCAGTAGTTTGATAGTGTGCTCAAGGTGATTGTCCTGCGTTATTCGTTAGCCAGTAGCTCGACGGTAGAGGTTTTCAGTGCTTGGCTGAGTTGAGCGTGTTGCAAGAGTGCGAGTAAGATCATTCGTCGCATCAATGCTCTTCTGCATAAGATCTGTGTGCTGCTGCATAATGTCAGTCTGCTTCTGCAGAATCGCCACCTGATCAACAGCATCGCGCTTCAGCACTGCTGGCAGTTGTGATGTCTTCCGTTCTGCCGCCTCGTCCGTAGCTGTATTTACGGTCGTAGGATTGACGCGATTTGGTGCTACGCTCGTTGGCAGAGCGATAGATGAGCCGGCAATCGACGTTGGCGTTGTCTTGGTTGGCTTTCCATAGGCCGCCGCGGCATCGACTCGAGCCTGCGCCTCCAGCATCTCGCTTACATTGTCTTGTGTGTCCTTGAGGTTCTGAGCTATGACGGCAGGATCGACTGGTCGCGCCTTGGCAACCTCATCTGCTGAAGCGATTGAACCTGCAATGCCGGCTCTGACTGCACTAGTTGGCAACCCAGCCAGCGCTGAAGCGTCCATGACATTATCGTCATTCGCTTGAGCCGCACGAGCCTCGTTCATCTCCTTGGTCAGCTTGTTTGTCTCGCGAGTGTTCTTCTCGACGGCCGTCTCATTACTGACGAACAGCTTGCCAACGGCGCCGCCTGCGCCAAACATATTGAGCGCTGAGGCGACAAGTCCGAATCCAGCTACGAATGGCGCTGCCGGCCCGAGGAATGGTGCTATTGCCAGAGCTACACCACCAAGCCCACCAAGCACGCCATTGCCTACAGCCTCAGCCTTCTTCTCCTTCGTCTCCTTGGTCGGACCACCCTCCTCAGCTTCCTTCTTGTTCATGTCTGAGTAGGTGCTGTGGGCCCCATAGCCTGCCATGCCGGCTTCAAGAACGCCGCCAGCAATAGCAGCACCCTTGACCCACTTGCTCATCTTTGGCTTTGTAGGGTCTGAGCCAGTATCAGACGGGATAGGATTTTTAGAGTCTGACCCAAAGCCATGCGCCGTCCCAGACATCATTCGCGCAATGATTGTTCCAGCTCTGTCGCCAATTATCGTGCCGAGCATCGGCGCCACTTCAATGAGGCCGAATTTGATTGACGATGCGAGAGCGACGAAAGCAGACGTTATAGAGATGGCAGCTGCGCCAATGGGGTTAGCACCCCAACCCTTTACCCACGTGAACAAGCCAGACAGATTCTTATCGAGCTCGCTAACGCTGCGCGACATGTCGGCATTGCCAGTCTTTCCAGATTCCTTGCCAAGCTTGATAGCCATGGCGGCGTCCATTGCCGAGGTCATGCCGTTCGAGTCAAGCAGCTCCTTCATTGTGTCCATCTGGTACTGCGAGCCTGGACCACCTTGCTGCTGAACCTGCTCCATGCCAGTGCCGAGCTTGCCAAGTAAATCCATGTAGCGCTTCTGCTCATCATCGCTCTTGTAACGATTGAGCGAGAGCTTACGCATCTCTTCGATCTGATCAGCACCCATGCCAACCATACCGCCGGCTTGCATCAGACGACCAGCTTGATTGTAGCGAGTCTTGACTGTTGAGCGGCGCTGCTCAATGATGGCTTGTGTGAAGCTAGCTTGAGCGCGCTCTGAGATGTTAAGCGACTTGGCGTACGCGTACTGCTGAGTCAGCGCAGCACGACGAGCATCACGCTGCGCCGGATCAAGGGCGGCAAGCTCCGTCTGAACCGACTCATACGAGCTAACCTCGGCAGACAGTCGAGCGAAGTCCGTGATCGTAATGCCAGTAGTCTTCTGCAGCTGTCTGAACGCCGTCATCTGAGCTTCAATACTCTCCTTCAGCTGGTCCTGTGGAATGCCAAGCTGCGTCGATGATGTCATCAAGCTAGCAACGGCCTTGGTCGCCTCTGGTCCGGCAATGCCGAACTCCTTCAGCGCGTTAGTTCCAACTTTCAGCTTACTGTCGAAGTCAGCGAAGCTTGACGAGCGCGAGACAACAGCCATGCTGCTGTCCATCATCTCTGTGTACTCTTGAATGCTCATGCCAGCGCGTGCTGAGTTCACGGCAAGAGTGCTGAATGAGTCTGATGTACCGTAGCCACGCTGTGCAAGCGTGCCAAACATAATGTTCAGTGAATCAAGCGTTGTGCGCCAAAGAATGCCCATCGACTTGGTCGCGAAGGCGCCAATTTGCAGGACGTTGTGATCAATTGCATCGCGACGCCGAGCATTGGCTAGATCCTCATCTCCCTCGAACTTCGCAAATGCTGCTGTTCGTGCCTTAAGCTTTTTGTCGATGTCGACAGCAATCGGCTTAAGGTATTTGTCCATGATGAACTCTGGACCAGTCTTCCACTCAAGCTGCTTCTTTGTGTCGATGAGATCGATGGGCTTGAGCTTGTCAGAGGTATCAATGATTTCTTCTGGCTTGATTGGCCCGACAAATTCTGAACGCTCTGGCTTTCCAGTTGGCGTGACGCGAGCCTTCTGAACACGGTCTTGGCGAGCCTTTTCCTTTCGCGCTCTGGCTTGTTCAGCCAAAATGCGCTGACTCTCACGCCCGTTGCGTTCACGCTCTTCGGCACGCTCCTGGTCTTTGAGTGATGCCATTGCACGTGCAATGGCAGCATCCGCCGATACTTTGGCCGGCTTCGCCGCGACCCGACCAGCGATTCTGCCCTTAGTCGTTGTCCTCTTTGAAGAGTCCTCAAGCGCTGAGGTGAATTGAGACAGGCCAATGATGGATCGCAGCGCGGTCTTTGAAAGATCACGAAGCGCACCTGCGGCTAGGTCAGCCGTTGCCCCAAGGCTCTTGATCGAAGTAGTCGTCGAGAAGATGACACCAGCACCACGCTTCTTTTCGGCTTGCTCCTTGCGGTCTTCAGTAGTGGCTTGGGGGCGGCCGCGGGCGCGA